TCAAAGCGTTATTAACCAAGTCCTGGTATCTGATTGCTAAAATCTTAAGTAGATCGTTGTCACTCCATGTGTAATACTGAGAGCGTTTATCTTCAGGCATTTGGTAATATCGCTCGCGACGCATAAACATTTTGCCTTCCTGCTCTGTTTGACCCGACTGAATAAATGATTCCTGCTCTTTTTGGAGCCAGTTATTTAAATCCTTATGAATTTGATTGTTTTCCAAATCAAGCCTTGTGGTTGGATCAAGGAAGATGTCAGTAAGTGCGTCACTATATGTAAGCAACTGTTGTGTGAAGTTCTCAAGGATTTGATACTCAAATGGATTCTCCTTTGCAAACTGCTGTATTGCCTCATCACCTCCGGAAAGTGTTTTGCGGAACTCTTCAGGTATTACGGTTTCTTGTGCTACCCTTCTGAAATTAGCTTTTGCCTGATTAACTCTTGGTTGCACTTCTTGCCGTTGCAGTTTGGCCTCAAGCTCTTCAACCCTTTCATTCGTACGCTTTACCGTACGCTTGTCTGCTTCTTCAAGAATCATTTCACGATAAACCTTATCCTCGTCAGCCCGTGAGAACTCAGGTCTATTCTTCTGTAAAAACTCTTTATACTGATCGTCTGTGGAGGGATCGTAGAAGTCATCCTCTGCCATTTTCTTATCAAGGTAGTCCTTACTCTTCTTTAAGAATGCTTTGAACTTCTTGGATTTCCCTTTGTGTTCTCCTCCCAATTTCTTGTCGGCATAGAGAATTTTCTCATACACAACCTTCTCTTCGGGTATAAGTGTATCAATAAACTCCTGCTCTTCAGTGTCGATTAAAGGCTCCTCCGTATCCACTTGTTGCCTAAATGCAGGCTGTTTCGCAACATCTTCGGGTATATCAGGATCAACAACCTTACGAAGTTTCTTTTTCTTGGGTTCAGCTTTTTCCGGCTCTTCCTCTTTAGCTTCCTCCTTTGGCTCCTCTTCCTTCTGCTCTTCTTCCTGTGGCTCAGATAGGTCTAGGCTATTTACCGCCTCATTGAGGTTAATAACCTCTCCCTGCCTTTCTTCCTCTTGCTCAACTTCTTCAGTAGCTTCCTCCGCTACATCAAATAAAGTCTTATATAATGGATTCTCCTTTGGAGTCTCCTCTTGTGGTTTCTCTTCTACTACCTCTTCAGTTTTTTCTTCGCTCATAACTGGACTTGTTGTTCAGGTGATGTCATTGGTTGTTGCTCGCCCTCCATAGGTGGTGCGCCCGGTGGTGCTTGCGGTGGTTGTTCTGATTGTTGCATCTTCTGCATTATCATTTGAAGTGCCTCAGTAACCTGCGGCCATTGTTCCTTCAATTGTGTGATAAATTGCTCGTTTCCAATATTGGACATTTCCTGTTGTTCGTCTGCCTCATCAACCTCAAGCTTGAGGTCATGCGCACCAGACATACGGAATATCTCGTTGAACATATTAAAGATTCTCTCCTTGCCCAAGGATTGTGCCATGTCGGGTACTCCCATAAGTTGCATTACCAACTGACCAAGAACCTGTGCTGACTGAGTGTCCCTTGCTCTTTCAGCTCCGTCCCTTGAACTAAATAAATATTCGAAGATTAGACTATCGGGTGTGCCAATAACATTTCTTTTTATTGCATTTGGGTCCCCTGATGTTTCCACATCAAATCCTGCTTCACGGATAATATTCTCTGAGTACCTGCCTCGGATCGGAACTACATACTTATCTGAAGAGCAGGACACTAAATGTTCGTATATTACTTTCTTCATTGCCGAACGCATGTCATCCACTCCTTCTGATATAAAAGAATAAATAGCGTTGGTAGTGTTACTAATCTCTGCGACCTCCGTTGCACTAATCTCCCGTGGAGCGGGCTGTCCCAACTCTTGTGGAGATAGGATCAGCAATCGCTCTACGAGATTTAATAGTTGGAGAATAGCCTGGATCGACTGGTTGATCCCTGCGGAAAGTTCTCTTTGGACATCTACTACCTGTATGAAGTTATTACTGTTGATACCTAAGTCTGCCGCCTTTTGTCCCGAGTAGAATAGTGCCTTGGGTTTAGCATAGAAACTATCTTCACTGATTGCGGTCTTTATGTATTCTTTAACATCATCATCTAGTGCGTCTTGGTCTATAGTAAATATCTTAAACATACTCATCTTCATCTGCTCGAGCATAGAGGTAAGTATATTTGTTAGTTGGTCTTGGTAAGGCATGATTTCGTGAGCGACAGATATATTCGCCATGCGATCATCATTCTCATTTATCCCACCATAAACTGCTGGCATCGAGGGGAGATACTCTGCATAAAGTACGGTTTCGTCACTCGCTACAGTTAGCTTGAGCCAAACATCATGTGGGTACTCACCTAGTCCATCACGCTTTGGATTAACACGCATGTACATCTGAGTAACGAACATCCCCTTGTCCTCGTCTTCGGCGGCATAAAGTCCGACCTGAGCGACACGATCATTATTCATTGAAAAGGTGTCACCAACTTTAGGGAAGACCATGTCATCCTTGAAGTAATATCCAAAGAAGTCTGCGTATGTATTATATATAGAAGACAGGCTGTTGGTGAAACTGATTTGGTCGGAGTTCCATGTTGCGGCATTACCGTGTATATCTCCGTAGCGTACAATATCCCAATACCCTATCCACTCGGGTCCTTGGTTATTATTTACATCGTGTAATGGTCTTGAGATGTCCCTAATTACGCGAGTTGGGTGAGGAGTAGCAAACTTTACACCTGCACGCTCTGCATAAGACTCTTTTGACTTCTCCCCAGTAAGATCATCTGTGGTGTACCTCCACTGTATATCCTCAGTCCATGAGGTTTCAGGGAATGAAACGCAATGACCGTACATAAACATGTGGCGGATAGTTTGCTCGAACTGATGGCGGTAGCCGAATTGCTCTGCCATGATCTCCACTCTTTGACTTAATACATCAGCTCGTAATTTGTCTACCAGCTCAGTGCTTCTTGGCTCATATTTAAAATACGGGAATAGATTACAGAATCTACTAGACTGAGCCGCCACACGACGGGTTACATAGGATCGGATAATATTAACAGAAACCTCATAAAGCCTTAGAGCGTTAATTGATTTTAATTCATTCTGATCATCGTACTCACAGAACCGATCCGCCACCCCTAGATCGCCAAGCTTATTTGCACATTGATCTATATCAATCTTACCTTGTGCATACTGTAGTAAAGGGATTGTAGACTTATTGATCGGCAATGAATCCCATGCCATGTCCACACTCATATACAACTTTGCATCCTTAGCGCACCGACGAATACCCTCAAGTATCCTTGATTGTATTATGTCTTGGAATCGCTCGCGTGTCTCGAAATCCTTGCCTTCTGTTGCTGTGAAAATCTCTCTTAGGCGTGCTTGTGTACACCCGTACTCTCTAAGTATGTCCTTATTAACCATCGGTAAAATTGAATAGGTTGTCGATTGTGTCTTTTGTGTAGTCCTTTAAGTATCTGTGTTCGATAATAGATAAGAGGAGGCAAAGTGGACCAGGGAAAGGTTTTGGTTTTAGGATCACCCTCTGAAACTCCTTATGGGGCATTAGTAGCAAGCTTGCTATCTCCCCGTAATTCATCCTGAGAAAACCGCATAGTCGATCTACCCTTTCTTTATTCCATTTATTAACGACACCAATGCGCACATAATGCGCGTCCATAAGGATCGAAGCAGATGTAGCGTACTCTGAATCACCCGGCGCTTTCTTCAGCTTCTTCTTCGTCTGAATCGGCTTCGCTCTCGGCTTCATCATCCTCCTCTTCGCCACCTACTTTTGTAATCGTAACGCTTGAGTCATTATCATCAAATGAGGCAGTAAGGCGTTTATCGGAAAGTTCTTTAACTACGAACCCACCTGAAATACGCACTTTGTCCCCTACGGAAACCCCATCCAGCATATCCACTAGATCGGGATACATTTCGAGGTCGAAGTTTGCTAGTGATTCCATTTGCATAGTAAGAGTAACTTATGTTTTAGTGTTACAAAAAGTCAACCCCCTAAATCCAAGATTTCGGTTTTAACCATTGGTTGAGTTTCCAAGTGCATAGCGTTGTAGTAAATCAACACATAAGACATCGCATCAAACGGGTGAACATAGACTGACCTCTTTGGTTTAAAAGAGATATTTGGATCGTATGATTTACCAGGCTTCTCGGATATTAAGTTCTGAAACATCTTCAATATAGAAGTACATTGTGCGGATACTAAAAACTCCTCCTGTTGTAACTTAGCTATTGTGAGCCTTACCCGCGACTCTACTGATCCATTAAACTTAGGGGCGGCTTTCATGCGGATTGGATCCAGCTTGAATGTTTCTGCCTTATCCCTAGATATTTCCTCTATATCTTTTACATCATAAGAGCCCGTCTTGGCTCGGAACTGATTAAATGCTGAGTTATCTGAGATATGGATGTATTTAAAATTGTGTTCACACTTTCTGTTCCAGTATGCCATCTTCCGCATAAGGAGGGGAACAAGTGTGGTGTAGGGTATCTTTTTGTTTATCGTGACAAACTCATCAAAGACTATCCATATAGTTCTGTCTGCACCCGGTAATGCCTGCATGAATATACAAGCGTTGTTTACGGAACCCGGGTCGTATCCGATGGTTATTGGGTAATTCTTATTGGGAAGAATGCCTTTCTTTGCGTCCCCACGGACATGAAGGGTTTTATTAAAGTAAGGACCAAATATTGCATTTCCTGCAGGGCGATCTATCCATTCCCCGCGAACCATTCGTGCCTCTTCGATTGGATCAGACTTAACTGCTTCTTGAATCCGATCATAGTATCCGTCAGGTAGGTTAGCTATATTATCTTCTATCTTCACATGGTAGACCGCGTAGTCTTTATTCCAGTTACCATCCTTGTCGTATGGATCTTCGAAGAATCTTTTATATACCCAATGACTCGGTCCATCAGGGTTGCAAGCGGCGAGATATTGCTGAGGGCCGTGGATTCCTTGCCGTCTACCTAACTGCTGAACTACCGCATTGAAATAATCATCTGTATCCAAGTTGGTAAGCTCATCCACGAATATCAAA